AAAGCCAAGAACGTTGCTACCAAGAAAAAATAATTTGCATTCCTTACAATTCTGTTATATACTTGTTGGATAACAACAGGAGAAACAAATGGCAGTAAGAAACTTTAATGACGCTGAAAAGCAGAAATTGATCCAGATCATTTCCCAAGGTTCACAGGTACTAGGTGAGGTTGAGGACTTGAAGGGTGGATTGAAAGACACAGTAAAAGCAATATCAGAAGAACTAGAATTGAAACCAGCACTGATCAACAAGGCGATATCCGTTGCACACAAGGGCAACTACCAGAACATCGCAGACGAGATGGACACACTGGAGAGCATACTTAACACAGCCGGCAAACTTTAATGTTGGACAAAGTCAGATCATTCTGGCTTCGTAGTTTTGAGAGTGACAGGACAGCGTTCTATTTTGAACTTGTCAGTTTCATATTCACGGTTGGAGCCAGCCTCACACTCGCGATCACGGCCGCAGACCCAGACATGACAATAATCTATCCTGGATTCTTCATAGGAGCGATAACACAATGTTATGCTTCATACAGGAGAGAAGCGGCGTTCGTAATGATGATCACTGGCTACTTTGCAATCATAAATGTCTACGGCTACGGCGTGGCAAGTTATTGGTGGTAAGATGAAAATATTGATTATAGGTTGCAGTAACGGGGTAAACTTACACAAAGATTTTAACAAAGTGTTCAACATTCACCCATCACGCATTGTTAATTTATCTAAGCCTGGTGTGGGCAATAGGTACATAACCGCAAGATTGTTTGAATATGTTAACAATAACGAGTTACCGGATTATGTATACCTGCAATATTCAGGACTGTCAAGGATAGACATACCGTTGGATAAAAAAGTTGTTGTTCCCGACTACGTGTATCAGACTAGAACTGCTACCGCAAATTGGGTCGCCAGCGGAGGTATCAACGGATCATGGAACAGTTGTGAAATGCTTAAACGTTTTTTCGCCTATATGTATCCTATCAACAAAAATCAAGACAAGGACATTTACTCATTGTCACTTAATGAAATATTTTCTGGTATAGAATTATGTAAAACCTTGGGTTTAAAATACAATTGGAGCACATATTACGATTACACAAGTCCTCCCAATGATAAAACAAAAATAGATGGATTTGTTGCAGGAATTCCTGATTACATAGACCAATCGAATCATATCAAGGAGCACCCACTTAATCTTGCTTACACGTTGAACAAAATTCCAAAGGATGCCATACACTACGAAAGTTCTGTTGGTGAAGCATATTTGGAAAGGAACAGAGACAAATTTAATATATGAGTTACATAGACGCACTATTCAAAAAAGATGAGGACAAGATATACGTCGTAGAACGTGATCCCAAGAAAGGTAGAATATTCACGGAGTACGATGCCAGGTACGTGTTCTACTACGAGGACGCAAGGGGCAAACACAGGTCAATGACTGGTGCACCATTACAGCGGGTGCAGTGTGCCACACACAAGGAATTCATAAAAGAGCAACGTATCAGATCAAACAAACAACTCTATGAACATGATATTAATCCAGTGTTCAGATGTTTAGAAGAAAACTACTTGGGCAAGGAAACGCCAAAACTAAACGTGATGTTTTTCGATATTGAAGTTGACTTCGATCCAGATCGGGGTTATTCAACAACAGATGATCCGTTCATGCCCATAACTGCCATAAGTTGTTACATGAGTTGGACGGATCAACTGGTCACTTTCGCAGTACCACCCAAGACAATCAGTATGCAAGATGCCAAAGAGCTCACAAAGAGATTTGATAACACGATGCTTTTCGAGAAAGAGAAAGACATGTTAGATGCGTTCTTGGAACTGGTGCAAGACGCAGACATACTGTCGGGTTGGAACAGTGAGGGATATGACATTCCATACACTGTGGGTAGGATACAGAAAGTACTGAGTTCAGATGACACGAGACGTCTTTGTTTTTGGGGTGAGAAGCCCAGGAAGAGAATATTCGAGAAGTATGGCAGGGAACAGTTGAGTTTCGATCTGGTTGGTAGGGTGCACCTGGACTTGCTAGAACTATACAGGAAGTACACATACGAGGAAAGACATTCGTTCAGGCTAGATGCGATAGGTGAACACGAGTTGGATGAGAGGAAAACAGTCTACGAAGGATCGCTCGATAACTTGTACAAGAACGACTTCGGATTGTTCATAGAATACAACAGGCAGGATACCGCACTGTTGGCGAAACTGGAGAAGAAATTGAAGTTCATAGAACTGGCCAATGAGATAGCACACCAGAACACTGTACTACTACAGACAACAATGGGTGCAGTAGCGGTTACGGAACAGGCAATCGTGAACGAAACACACAGACGTGGAATGCAAGTACCGGGCAGGAAGTACAAGAAAGACGGTGAAGAGAATCAACCGGCGGCAGGAGCCCACGTGGCAACACCACAGAAAGGAATACACGACTGGATAGGGTCTGTTGACATAAACTCACTGTATCCAAGTGTGATCAGGGCACTTAACATGGGTCCGGAGACCATAGTGGGACAGATTAGGCCGGTGATCACATCAGCAGAGATCAACAGGGCCAAACACGCCAAGAAATCATTCGCGGCGGCGTGGGACAGCCAGTTTGGTAGTTGGGAGTACCAGGCAGTGATGAATCAAGAGAAGGGCACGGAGATAATCGTGGACTGGGAAGACAAGACCAGTGTGCGTATGAGTGCGGCACAACTGTACGAGATCATATTCGACGGCAACAACAAATGGATGTTGAGTGCAAATGGTACCATATTCACATACGAGTATGAAGCAATCATACCAGGCTTACTGAAACGTTGGTACGCAGAACGTCAAGAAATGCAACAGAAAATGCGTGACTGTGGAGATAACGAAATCGAAAGAGAGTATTGGGACAAGAGACAACTTGTAAAGAAGATCAACCTGAACAGTCTGTATGGTGCTATACTAAATCCAGGCTGTAGGTTCTTTGACATACGTATTGGACAATCGGTCACACTGACAGGCAGATGTATCACCAAACACATGGCCAGCAAGGTAAATGAGATTGTGGCGGGCAAGTATGACCATAAAGGCGAGAGCGTGGTGTATGGAGACACAGACTCCGTCTACTTCTCGGCATACAAGACACTACAGAAAGAGATCAACGAGGGTGTTATACCATGGACCAAAGATTCAGTCGTGGCACTGTACGACAGGATAGCGGATGAGGTCAACGGATCATTCAAATCATTCATGACCAAAGCATTCCACACACCAAGCACACGTGGAGAAGTCATAGCGGCGGGCAGGGAGCTCGTGGCGTCCAAGGGATTGTTCATCACGAAGAAGAGATATGCTGTACTGTACTACGACAAAGAAGGTAAACGTGCAGACGTTGACGGCAAGGATGGCAAGATGAAGGCCATGGGACTAGATCTCAAACGTTCAGACACACCTGTTTTCGTACAGGACTTCTTGAGTGATCTTCTATACATGGTACTACAAGGCAAGGACGAGAAAGAAGTGCTAGAAAAAATCAGCGAATTCAGGTCAGAGTTCAAATCAAGGCCGGGTTGGGAGAAGGGATCCCCCAAGAGGGCAAACAACATGACCAAGTACACTGCGGCAGAGGAAAAGGCCGGGAGAGCAAACATGCCTGGTCACGTGAGGGCCAGCATGAACTGGAACAGGTGCAGGGAGATGTACGGCGACAAGTACAGCATGCCGATCACGGATGGTGCGAAGGTCATCGTGTGTAAACTAAAACAGAATCCGCTTGGATACACCAGCATAGCATATCCCGTGGACGAAATGCGTATACCAGAATGGTTCAAGGAACTGCCGTTCGATGGTGATGCCATGGAGGCAACGATACTGGATCAAAAAATCGACAACCTCATAGGAGTGTTGGGTTGGGACGTGCAATCAACAGAGACCACGAACACTTTTAATAAACTTTTTGAATTTTAAATACTGTTATGTTAAGCATAGAAGAGATAAAATTACTAATTGAAAAACTTGAACGAGCTAAAAAAGAGGACTTACAACAGTTAATAGACACAAATTTAAAAATTTTGAAAGATTTAGAAAGCACGGTAAATGCTGTCAATACTGAAATACCAGATCGATTAGAAAAAACACCTACATGGTTTTATAATGATTTGAAACAAAAGCATATAGATCCCATGAAATGGGAAATAGTTGACGAACCTTTAAGGCGTTCAATACAACTTAAAATATTTCAATTTGCAAAGACAAACATTTATAACAGTTTAGAAATAGGTCCAGGCAATGGAATGTTTTCTATGGATTTTAGAGCGTGGGGACAAAACTATTTTCTAGATGTTTTACCAGACAGAGAACAAATAATTAGAAAAAAATTTCCACCTGCACACCAAAAATATCTAAAGTTTTACACTACAAAAGACACGTATTGTTCAGAACTTCCGTCAAACTGTTTTAACTTTGTTTTTAGTTGGGACACCTTTGTGTTTTTTACTAAAGAACAAATTAAAAAATACCTTTCTAGTATGAACAATATTCTAATACCTGGCGCATTTTGCTTGATACAGTATGCCGATTGTCATTACGATCTTGACCTACAATATGCCAAAAGAGGATATTGGAATTATAACACAAAAACAACCATGTCCAAATTAATTCAAGATGCTGGATATAAAATTATCGAAATGAATATGTATAGGCCAGGAAACTCATACGCGGTATTTCAAAAACCTGGTAAACAAAATCCAGTTACATTCAAAGTTTCTGAAATAACACTAGACTAAGGTCTAAATATCATATACAATAAGAACATTATGATAGACATCTTAAAAGACATCGTTAAACACACGCATGGACTGGGATTCTTGGATCTTGTAAAGATCACTGGGGACGATAAGGAAACTACAATCGACTCAATGGCCGAAGACAGATCTGTGATCCTACAGGGGTCTTTCCACAAACCACAGACGGAGATGACGGGTACGTTTGGTATGCCACAGATGGGCAAACTGGACATACACTTGAAGTGTCCGGAGTACAAGGAGAAGGCGAACATAACTGTGTTGTCCGGTGAGAGAAACGGCGCAAACATTCCAACAGGAATCCATTTCGAGAATGAAAAGGGTGACTTCAAGAATGACTACAGATTCATGAACGCTGAGATTATCAACGAGAAACTTAAGACCGTGAAGTTCAAAGGTGTTAAGTGGGACGTTGAGATCGAACCTTCAGTGGCAAGTGTGCAAAGATTCAACTTCCAGGCAACTGCAAACACTGAACACAACTCCTTTGTTGTGAGAACTGAAGATGGAAACTTGATTTTCACTTTTGGTGATCAGGCATCACATGGTGGTGAATTCGTGTTCGCGACTGACGTTAAGGGAACACTTAACAAAGGTTGGAGTTGGCCGGTAGGACAGGTGCTACAAATACTTAAACTATCAGACTCGGCAAAGGTCACATTACACTTCTCTAACGAGGGTGCGATGCAGGTCT